GAATGATGTGCTCATTTGGGGCCGCGGGGAAAAGGCTCGCGTGCAGCGCATTTGCAAGTGGGCGGTCGATCTCGGCATGAAGGCACCGCCCGGCTATTGCGACTAGCGCCGGGCAACCCGAGCCCCGAGCCACACTCCAACCAGAGCGAGCGCGCCGCCGATCGCGACGAAATAGATCAGTTCGTTCACAGGAATTTCCTTCCGTAGTGGGCGATCAAGATTGCTTCGGCTCGCCCATCATCTTTCACACGGCCGAGCAATCCGGCCGATCTCGGGTATAGTGCCGTGGCTTTTTCACGGCTGGCGCCTTTACTGGAATTTAACAGGCCAAGCTTGCCCTTCCACACGCTCGGCGTGACCATCTGCACCGAAGCCCCGGAAGCCACGGCCAGCGCATGAGCGAAGCCGAGAGTTCGGCCGAACGTGAACATGCTCGTGACGCCCTGTCCCGGCCGGGATGAAACGTCCTCGATCACGATCAGGTCGGGAGCGTGGAATTCGAGCGCTGACGACCAGGTGCGTTGCCAATCGGACCATGCCGGCACGTCCTTGCCTCGCAGCTTGATCCGGGGCACGTCGAAGGCGAAAACCGTCCCCTCAGGATAGGTAATCGCGAGCGCCCCGGTCTTGCCTGGGTCGATGCCGGCGATGATCATATCAGAAGGGGCAGGCATCGGCGATCTCCCTGGACAAAAACGGCCGCAGCCAAGCGGGTGGGGTATGGAACGGCACACCGTCAATTTCGCGCGGCCGAACCGGCTCTTCCTCGATTCCTTTGGTGACAAAAAGCCACCACCGCTTTTGCTCAAGCGTTTGGAAAGAGCGACCCGGCCGCAGATGTTGAAGCGCGCGGTTGACTGCGGCCGTTTCCGGCTTGACGTGCTCAACGCAGAGCGTGGAAGGCCCAACCGGGCAGCAATGATCGACCTGCAGTCCAGTGATCTCGAAGCCGTGGATATGGAGCGCTGCCCATCGGTGTGCCAGCCACCTTTCACCCTCGAACCAGAACGATCCGTAAGGTTCATTGTGGCCCCGGCCGGAAGTCGTGCCGCCTACCCACATCACACAGCCGGTGACAGGATCGAACGCGCACTTTTCGACAAAGCGTTGCAGTGCGGGAACCGGGTTTTTTGTCCATTGGTTCACTTGCGGCATTCCTTTCGTCGCACAGATTCGAGCACTTCCAAGCCGTCATTGAGCCAACGGGTGATAGCTTTCCCCCTGCGTTCGCCACGGCATTTTCCGTCCGATGATCTAATGACCAAACTGAAAGCTTCAGGCTCCCTCATTTCCTATACCTCAACATTTTCTCGACCTCGGCCTTCACTCGGAAACGCCGCTCGATCACCCAAGGATCCACGTCTTCCATAATCTGCTTGACGATCTCGCAGAGGTCGGGACGATCCTTTTCCTCGTAAACCAATTCGTCGTGGACCTTGAAAATCGTTCGTAGCCCGGCCTTCTCGCCGCGCTTCATCGCCGACACCATGAGATCGCGAGCACTGCCCTGGATGCAATCGGCCGTCACCATGCCGTGCCAAGCCATGTGGCGCCTGAATTTCTTGCCTTGGTAGCTCATGAACGTCCAGGATGGTCGCTCATTCCCATGAAAATCGAACGTGGTGGTTTTGCGCGGTCGGTGGTAGTAGAGCTTTCGGCCGCTTGGCAGGCGCATGGTGAGGAATTCGTTTTCCTTGCGGAATTCGATCCCGAGAAAATCGTAGGTCTTCGCGTGATCGCACCAAACCGCGTCAACGCTCGCTTGCCAAAGACCATACCAGAATTTCGGCACCATCGGAGCAAATTCGGTGCGGTAGGTGTTCACTGCGAGCATCGCCAGATCAATGCTCTCTTTCGGGCAGAACCGGGCACGGAAGCCGACCGGACCAAGACCGTATCCGTTCCCGAGCACGCAGTTCTTACCAATCTGACCTTCCTTTTTGTGTTCGGGCAGTTTGCGATTGATCGGCCGCTTGAAGACCAGCGAAGCCATTTCGGAATACACATCAAGCCCGGCGTGCATTTGCTCCACGCGGTCATGTTGCCCGGCCATAGAAAGCAGGTTGCGAGCTTCCACGGAAGCGAAGTCCCCGGCGACCAGCACCTTGCCTTCCTCAGGCACGATACAGGACCGCAGGGACGAAATAATCGCCGAGAAGATATCAGGTCCCCAAAGCTCCCGAATATGGTCCACGTTGCGCGTCAAGATCGCGTCGGCGAGAATGTCGGCGGTCAATCCTTGTCGATCGCCGATTTCACCGCGAGGGTAGTTCTGCACCTGGATCAACCGGCCGGCGTCTCGACCAGTGCGGGCGCCGTGGTATTGCGTTGCATACCTCACCCGGCCGTCAGCCCCGGCGCATTCCAACATGCGTTCCAGCTTTGCCACGCTCGAAGACGCGAGCGAGCGCCGCAGGGTCAAGACCTCATGGACGTGATAAGGCAGCGGCTCGGAGAAATCTTCGATCCCGAATTCATCGTCAGGATCCAAGATCGCGTCGAGCGTGGCCTTGCGCATGTCGCCGAGCGCCACACCTTGATCATTTACCCAATTCAGAATTTTCTCGCGTTGCGTCGGCTTGAGCCCGGTTAGTTCCCGGAACCGCTCGGTCATGGGAATTCGCACCTGATCCAGCACGTCGATACAGGCGTGAACGAATTCGCGATCAATCTTGATCCCGCGTTGGTTCACCTTCTGGTCGATGATCCACGTTTCCCGCTCGGAGAGCCCGAGCCCTTGCGTGGCGATGTAGGCGCCATATTGAGCGTTCACATCGTCGTCGCAGTAGTCGTAGAGCCTTTTCAGGTTGTAATCGTTGTGATGGGACCAGCCACCATCCTTGTCGGGCTTGCACATCACCAGCATGTGCCGGTGCCCGTCCATGTCTTTTTTCACTGGCAGTTCAAGCGCGGTCACGAGCGCGTCGAGCCCGAGCGGGAGCGCCTTCATGCCGGCGACGGCCATAGTGTCATGCCACCGCTCGGGCGGCAATTCCGGGTAGCCCATCGGGACCATGTGAAATTTCCACATCGCTTGCTCGAAGCCGGCGTTGTGAGCAACGAAAATCACCGTGGGATCGCGGGCCAGTTCCATAAGTTCGGGATCGAGCGCGTGAAGCTGCTTTTCCGAAAGGCTGCGCGTCGGCTGCGGCTGCTTGTCCACGACCACTTTCAGGGACAGGCAGAGCGGGAATGTGCTCATGTCGGCCGCGTATTTCCAGGCGCCTATCTTTTGCAGATTGGCCCGGCTGGCGGTTTCAAAGTCAGCGACGACATAGTGCATCGGGAAAATCCTCAATTGTGAGCCTGCGCTTTTCGCAGAGCATTTTGGTGTTGAGAATGACCTTGCGCCATCCCCGCTGATCAGTGCGCCAGCCGTTACCGCGATAGCCTAGCCATTTATCCCGGTTGAAGCACCACCGGGCGATCTTCGCGGCGTCGAGCACCTTCATACGCCTGCATCCTTGAGCCGCGTTGTGCGCGCTTCGGTGTTCGGCTGCCCTATCAGCGTGTAGGCGGTGCTCATTGCATTTTTCCACCGCTGATTATCCAGAGGGAAGCAACCATGCTTCTCCAGGAAACAGTCCGTCAATTCTGCCAAGGCCCGCGCGAATTGCGCTTTGCTGAATTGGATCGACACGAGGTTTTCCATGACCATTTCGTCCGGCGTCTTGATCTCGTGAAGCGCCTCGGTTTCCGTTCCGTGAATTCCCGTTTCGGCGAGATTGAGGTATCGCACGGCTCGGTCATGCTGCGCGCCGCATTTGAGAATTTCCCTGCGCTTGCGGCGAATGAAGCTCTCCCGAGCCAATTCCCGCGTCGGATAGGCGAAGCGTTTTCCGGCGCCCGAGAGCACAAAATGCAGAAACCGCGTGTCATCATAATTCCAAACCGGCGTGATCCAAAAGCCTTTGGGCGTGCGGCGCACGACACGGAATTTCATGCACGAGATCGCGAGCTTGTCACCTGTCCACTTCGCGTTGATCTCCCGGTAGAAAAAATGATTTTCGTGCTCGGCCCGCTCCCCACAATTCTTGCAAGTATCGGGTGCGCCGAAGGTGTAGGCGTGCCGGGGCATTTCCTCGGTCATAGATCATACTCCTGTTGCGGCCGCTCGACCGAGAAATGGGCGTCTAGGAGCGGTTGGACCTTCGCGAGCGGCAGCGGGCCGATCCAGCCGAAAACCATACGGCCGCAATGCCACCGCCCGCCGTGCCAGGTTGCGATGATGGGTTCGAACCAATCGGCGACTTGCCGACCCTGGCATCGCACGAAAGCGACGTAGCGCCCATCGGTCGGCGGATTTCCGGTCTGGATTTCTAAGGCAGACATTGAGCACTCACCGGACAATGTGCGCAATCATTTTCAGCGCGAGCTTGGGGGCCAGGATTGGATTTGAAGCAGCCCGGTTTATCGCTCGGCCAGCGAAAATACATGCCACATTTGCGGCAATTCGCGCTTGGTTTCTTGCCGTCGAAATTTTGGTGATGGTGCCAAATCAGGCACCAGATAGCTTTCAAGCGCACGGCTTTTCTCCTACAAAGAAAAGGCAGCAGACTATTTATGCCCCCGGTCTGCCAGCGGATAAAAGCGCAATGCGCTAAACGACTTATATCAGAACGCCGGTTCGTCGTCCATACCACCGGCCTGCGGTGCGTTCGCGGTCGGATCGTAGTCGGAATACCCGGCGTAGCTGCCGAATACTTCGTTGTTGCCCGGTCCACCAGCGCCAGCAATGCGCTCACCCTTGCGAATGAACAGGCAGTTTTGCAGATAGGCGGTCACGCCATCCTTGGCATCGAGCGTCTTGCGACGGAACGCCTTGAAGGCGAGCGCCGGGACCACATAGGCGCCGGGATAGAAGAGATCCTTGCCAGCCTGCGCGCGAGCGTGCTCTTCGGCCGGGATATCCACGATCTTGCCGGCTTCCAGCTTCGCCAGTTCGATATCATACTGCGACGAGGCGGTGATGATACCGGCATAGGGCTTGTAGAGTTCGGCGCGCTTTTCGGCCTTTTCCTTGATCTTGAACGCTTCATCGGCGCCCTTGCCCTGCGCGTCGAGTTCGGCCTTGGCGATCGCGCGCTTTCCGGCCGTGGTGCCGCTCATGCAAGCCAGGTAATAGTCGTTCGGGTTTCCGGAGAACGAGCCGAGTTCGGCCGTGATCCCCTTGACCATGATATCGACGATCGCCTTGAAATCCTCTTCCTCGATCCCGAAGGTGCCCGAGAACTTGGGAGTGGCATTCTGGACGCCGCGAGGTGCCGATTTCGCCGTGATCGACGAGAACAGCAAGCGGGCCGGCTTGATCAGCGTATAGCGGTGAGTTTCAGCCATCGTTACTTCCTTTTGTCCCTTCGTTGAGATTTCCCGGATCGCCAAGGGGACCAATTGGTGAAGGGAATACGGAACACCTGCCAAATGAGGTAGTGGAAAAATTGGTAGGCGCAATTGCATGATCAGAAACCCGCTTGCTCGGGTGTCTGCTCGAAATTGGCGAACGTGGTAGCGTTCGTGCGCGGCTTTGCTTCCGGCCGGGGATCGGTCAACGGAGCGACGGACAACGCCGCGCTCTCGGGCTTGTAGCCGAATTCCAGGGCGAGTTCCTTGCCGCGGCTGGAAAGCTTCTCGGCACCGGCCGGGGAGATCAGTTCGCGGGTCTTGTAAGCCTTGTCACCGAAGGCGGCTTGTAGCGCAGCGGCAGCGCCGGGCTTCCATACGCGGGCGACTCTCTTTTCCACCAGCTTGGCGCTCGGGATCACCCCGCCGCCGATCAGTCGGGCGTGAACAGTGGTTTCCACCGCCTTCATGAAACGGCGCACGTTTTCACGCTCGGAGTAGTAGCGATCGAGTTCTTCGTTGGTGAGCATGGCGATAAAATCCTCGCTGGCTTCGGCGTATTCGTTGAACGCCTTCTGCATTTTGGGGCATTCGAGCATGACCGGGCAAAACTGGCAATGCTCGCCGGTTGTGAAATCTTCGAAAGTGGGCGCGTCGGCGATCATGAGAGAGTTCATGCGGGGCAGCAATTCGTTGTGTCCCCAATCCAGCACTTCGCCGAGCGTGGTTTCCCAAATGTCGGGCTCTTCAAACACTCCGTAGAAATTCGGCTGCACGATCCCGAGCGAAACCTTCATGGACCTGTCCGCGGCGCGAAGCCACTGG